TTGGAATTGGTAGCACGATTGATTCTATCTTCGTGATTCCCTAATGTCATGTACCACTTGGGCTTGTATCTCTTCTGATGGAGCCTAGCCTTTGCTTTGTTATGCTCCTTGATGGGGGCAAACAGTTTCTCCTGTGCATCTATAACTGCGGCCACATCTTTCTTGTACCTACGCCCCTCAAATCCTTTGGTTCCCTTGTCGTATGACGAGAGCGATGGCATATCAGCCATGTCGCCAAGACATACTATATACTCAGGCTTGGTTTTGACTATGTATTTACCTAGCGCAGTAAACCTGTCGTTGTCATAGTCCGGGTGAGCATGAGGATCACCGATGATTAGTAGATTCATGTCGTTTTTCTACCTCTTTAATGATATGTTGATCGCGTTCTTCTACTGTAGAGAACGGCCCTTTAGCACACAAGTATGTTAGGTGTGAATCGGCAAGCATATACCAGTATTCCTTGTTGTCCTTATCACCTATTGCATACCTCTCACATCTATAGTCTGTTCCTTCTACCCTTCCGTGATTAAAACTTCCTCCCCTACCCCAGTTTATCTTTGTCATTCCTTATCCTTAGTGAACTCCACTGCCTCAACTCAAGGCACTTCTTGAACACATCGAAGTGATCCTTTGGTTCAAATACTTTCTGCTCGTATTCTCCTGTCTCTTTGTCAAGCCGTAGTATTATCCCCAAAGGCCACCGTTTCAACCCATCAATCCTCTTGATTGCTTGGGCGTATGCCGTAACCTGTAGGTGGTATGGCTTGTAGATTTTCTTGGACGTTTTGAAATCTATTACACAAACACGACCATTAATCTTTGCCACTGCATCTACGGTTCCTGCATATTTAAATCTATCACAGTATATCTTACGCTCTGCATCACCCCAGTCAGGCTTAACATCCTCTAACCATTTAAGGAAAGCCTTGATTGGATTGAATACATGATGGCCGGGATCATTGCAAGCGTGACCAAAGGTTATGTAATCTTCAATCCACTTGTGGGCATCGTTCCCAATCTCAAGGGCATCTTCGATTACACGATGGTATTCCTCCTCGCCTACACTTAGCGCCCAATCAGTTAAGTTCTTGGGAAAACAGCCGTCAACCACACGCGTGACTGACGGCACTTTAATCCCATCGACCTTGTACGAATGAGCCTTGTCATCGTAGTCGAGGTCATACTCCCTACCATTTTTATATGTGATAATCATTAGAACGGTATATCGTTGTCGATCTCCTTGTCGTTACGAACACGCTCAGACCCAGGCTTGCTCCACATCTCTTTGGCCTGCTCCTTAGTTAAGACTTGAATGTCACTGCAATACTTATCTACTGAGTCACGATCCAATGCGCGAAGGTTGACCTTTAGATCAGGTGCATTATCGTTGCCATTCTTGGCGTTCTCCTTTATGCCTACCCAATGCCATCCGGGTTTCTCTACATATATCTTACCCTTAAAGTCATCCATCCACTCTTCACGTTTGTTATCGTTAGTCCAAACACCGGTTTGATTTTCAACTACTGACTTATCAGCCACTTTATTTCTCCATTTGTCTACGGTTTTATCCCAATCGGATTTCTCATAGAACCAATCAGGCTCGTCTAAGGTTTGCCTGTTCAGTTCTCCACGTTTCCCAGATGACTTGTGCCGTTCCACGGTTAGCCCTCATGGTTTCGTAGTCTGCTACTGCGTTCTCGTAATCTTCCCTCCATTGTCTATACTCCTTGCTTCTCCTTACTTCATTCTCTGCATCGGCTACAGTCTTTTGAAAGCGACGAGCCTCAAGCATACCAGTTGCTATTACAATCTTCTCGTCCTTCTCTAACCCCTTTACCCTTGCAGATAGTTTACCATAGTCATCATCTGACTCGGCAAGATAGTTAAGTATACCCTCTACCTTTTCTTCACTCACTAACATACTGTAGTTTGCCCTCCTTGAAAGCCTTGTCTTGAGTTTTCCATATCAATAACATCTGGAAGTCTAGTATATCTGGATCACCGTTATGTGCTTTGGTATGACAGGTATGACACAGTGCCATCGTCAACCAGTCATGCGCCTTTAACCCTGCACCTCCACCACCCCAAGGGAAGAACCTATGCTTGAGATGGTGGGCAACCACGGTGCCATCATCAGCACCGCAGTTAGTACAAGGAAGTGTCGCCACCCAATCGGTGTACTGTTTTGATTTCCAACGAACATCTTTTGCTAGTTGCATTAGATTCCACACACTCCGCTTAGACATTGTTCCTCAGTGTTATCCTCATAGACAACACCACGTTTGGACATCGCCTCCTCCCATGAGCAAGGAGTCAACGGTTGACCACCCCTTGATCCATCAGGATAGAATGTCAAGCCCCTCAATCCATGAGCATACTTCTTGATGATACCGCTGAATGAATCAACAAGCCCCTCATTGTTCTCCTCTGAACCCCAAGACGGAAGGTTTACAGTAGAACTAATCGCATGATCTACATACTTCTGTAGTTCATACTGGAACTTGATCCTCTTCTCCGGTTCCTTCGCAAGAGTGATAGAAGACTCAATACTATCCATCTGATCGTTGCTTAGTCCGTATCTTTCTTGGAGTTCAACGGCGATAGTTTCAACGTTATACTGATTGAGCCATCGTTTGCTACCTGATAGGTAACGTCTGCGGTATGCGACTGCATAAATCGGCTCCACTCCAGAAGTTGTCCCGGCGAGGATACTAATTGTCCCTGTTGGAGCAATTGCTCTATACCCTTTAGGTGTGGC